ACTAAGCACTCTGGCTCGTCTGGATGCTGGTCACACCATAGTTCTATTGTGTTGGGATCGTGATGATCTCCTGCTTTAATCTCTGCTGCATGATGAGAAGCATAATCTTCTAGGTCATGAAGTTCGCCTTCAATATGGCGACGCATCTGAGGATTAGTTGTAGGATCTTGTAAGATCTCTTGGTCTTTATTGATGTGGTCTTCTATGGTTTTCATAGTGCCTCCTTGATACACTAGTATTTATGGGCATTACGAAGATTTCCTTGGTATCGAATCCTTCAATAATAATGCTTCAGTAGTCATATTACTACCAACAATCTTATGTGTCAACCCACCAATAACATATCTTCCACTATATTTTCTATCTATATCCGTGGTAGAATTCCTCTTATATGTTGCAGGTATAATTACCTGCATTCCTGATCCTGCATACAGATCAAGATTACCAGGAAATTTAATCATTAACTTAATATTCTTTAAAGACTCAAACCTCATCCATTGGTATGCCTGAAGTTCTACCAACTCTTCATAATTTTTTTGAGGATTATCTTGAAATTTTGGATCAAAAATTTGATTTGATAGAGCAGTATATCTTGTACGTCTTGGATACTGAGTAATTTGTTTAATGTTATCATCCAATTGTGATAATGGATTGACTGCTTTACTCTCATCCAAATGTGACATCTTTGGCCACATCGCATCTATACCATAACGGTAAGCATTCACTGACATATCTGTACTCAATCCCATCTTAGATTGTGTTACAGTAACAGGATCAAAACCCATACTAAATCCTGCCCAAGCACCATTACGCAATCCAGTTAGGAAGTCTCTCTCTTCTGGAAATACTATAGTCTCAATTTTAAATTGATCAGATGAATCTGAACCAGATGATTTTGTTGAATAAACATAGGTGTACAACTTAGTCGTACCTGTAGTAAAATTACTGTCTGACTCAGTTTGATTGTTTACATTATCAATAATTTTATCAATAGACTTAAAATTAAGACCTAAACCATTTTCCCAAAAAATAAATCCATTTTGAAGAGTACCACCCTTTCTTGCTTTTCGTGTTGACCTTTGTGCAAGCCAATAGATACAATCATATGGTCTCCAATTTGTTGCTATAAACTGCTGTTTGTTTGTAGATTCTTCAATATAAATCTTCTTTTGAGTTTTTATATACCTTTGATCTGTCTTCAAAATTTGCTCTACAATCTCAGAAGATGATGTGGAATTAAATATAACTTGACTATTTCCAAATACGTTAGTAATCTCATTCTGGAAAAATTCATCACTAGCACAATTAACAATAAATGAATCTGCAGTATTCATTCTTGTTCTTGCCTCAATATTATATGCTCGAACATAATAAACTCTGTCAAGAATTGTTCCTCTAATTACAATTCTAAACTGTTCAGATCCAGTCATAGCACCTATAAATCCAGAACCATCATTAAAGAGAAGTTGTACCTCTATGGTTGATGAAGTAATACTTTCATAGATTTCAATACCCGTAATGAAATCGTAGATGTCATCATTGCCGTCAGAACTTTGAAGTTTTTGACCATTCCTAAAGACGTTGACTCTTACATCAACATCCCCCGATTCATTTCTTCTAATTGTCATCTGACTAAACCTCTCAAAGGATTAAGGTTAGATTGTAAAGTAGATGCGATAGATCCGACTCCACCAGAACTACTTGGAAGCAATGTCGGATTACCTCCACCTGTTTGTCCTGCCACTGATGCTAACGCTGTTTGTGCTGCTTGGATTGCTTGAGTATTTACCCCATTTTGGTGAGCAACTGCTGCCATAACTTCCTTAATCATTTCTTGACTTCTCTCAGCTACCTGACGACGTGCATTATTTCTTTCTTTTGTCTGTTGCTCTAGTCTTTTCTGTTGCCTTGCTTGTTGGAATTGAGCTGACCTGGTGTCACTACCTGATGCGATTTTGTTATCTCCTGGTTTCTGTCCACCACCCCTCTCTTGGTTTCCAAATAGATTTCCCATTCCCATTTTTTGTGATTCTAGAGATCCTTGTTTATTTGTCCCTTTACCACTATCTCCACGAGAACCCTCACGAGCACCTTCACCTATATGTCCATGAAGACTATTACCACCAGCATATTCTTTACCAGCTTCTGATAAAATCGGTGTAGTACCTGATTTAGCACCAACATACTTAAAGTGAGCACTATCAGGATTATGGTTGTAAACATATTGCCAACCAAAACGTTTACCATTTGCTTTCAACCATTGATATCCTTCACCATTAATATCAAGTGCTTCACCATATAGATGATATGACTCAGGATCTCCACCAATTTCCTTGTTCTTAGCTTTACTTCTACCAGAACTTGCAACAAATGATCCTAAGTCGATTCCAGAATCTCTCATTGCTGCAGCAAACATTTGTGCTGCTGGTTCTGAGAATACTAAAGGTCTACCACTTTGATCCCTTGTTCCTGCAACAGTAAATCCAGAACCTGTATCAGGATGTGATGCGGGTTTGACAGCCTTTACTTTATTTTGTGTTTTTGTCTTCTTATCACTCTCATCTGTTTTACCAAATATACTCTTAATACCACCCATAAATTTTGAGAAGATATTACCAGTCTGTCTTCTTCCCGAACCACTATTAGATGAAGACTTAGGAGTTTTATCTTTCATATTACTAATATCAAATCCACCAACTTTTAATGCTCTGATCATTCCTTCACTATACTTGTCAGTAGTATATCCTTTTTTAATATTTTCAGGATCTGCATTGGGTGAATATGCTGGTGCAACTGAAGCAATACCATCTAAAATATTACCAAAAGCATTATAGTTTCCAGGATGATTAGTAACATCATGCCAAAGTTTAATATTATCGCCTACTGCACGGGATAGAGTGTCATATTTTGACCAACCTACTTTAAAACCCTTTCTAATAATAGTACCAAATCCTCTGTCACCAGTTTGACCGAAAGCATTAGTTCTGTTTGTGGCATTATAAACACTATTAATCCTAGGATCTAGATAGTTTGATTCGTGCATTGCCTGAGCAGCAACAATTTCAGGGTATTTTGCTCCTCCCGCTAGTTTTGCTAGATTATATACATGATCAAATGCAGCTTTTTGCGAAAGTATCATATCTTTTGGTAAAGTTCCTCCTTTACTAAAACCATCTAAGTCAAATCCTAGTCTCTTACCCTCATTTATCCTCCTTTCTGTTAGGTTTGGTTGTGTTTTTGTTCCAGGAGTATCAAAAGGAACGATGAAAGCTCCCCCATCGCTCTTTCTAGCAACGTACTCAGTTCCATGTCCGATGAACGAAGTGGATCTCCCTCCATCCAATGAAACTCCATATCCTGATTGTGGTCCACTAATCCATCCTCCTTGTGCAAATGAAGGTAATAAACCTCCAGTAGATTTGAATAGATTAGTTAACCAATTACCTTCAGACATATCATCTGAAGTTGTATTAGTATCCGTAGAAGAGATACTGTTCCCTATTTTGAATAGATTAGTTAACCAATTACCTTCCTTCTTATCATCTGGAGTTATATCAGTATCCGTATTTATTTGGATATTAACATTCTCACCTAAAGTAAAGTCTAACGCACCTGTGAGACTACCATCCTTATCAAGGGTTACGTTTCCACTATCACCTAAGGTTATACTTGCTTGATCAACTCCTGCATATTCTTCAGACCCGTCATCTCTTGGATCTGGTCTTCCACCCCTTCCATCTTCCTTCATGTATTCATAAAGTTTATATCCACCATAAGCAGTTGCTGCAATTAATCCAAGTGCTCCAGCTCTACCTAGTAATCCCCTTCTACCTCTAATTAGATTATTATGAAGGAAGATGAGTACATTACCAAAATCTGTAATAATTCTAGTTGGATTACTCAACCAACGAAGACCTAACAATAAAGTTCCAAGTCCAGTTAATCCTTGTACAAGTCCTCCTATTCTTTCCCAAGGAGCAGAGGTATCTGATAGTAACTTATATAATCCTTCAATAGTATTAACAACACCAAATTCTGCGACTTTAAAGATGAACGTTAGCAACTTAGAAAGGGTTTCGATCATCCTTGATATTTTTTCTCTGTTCGCAGGATCAGATAACCATTTCAAAGCAGGAATAATAATCGCTGCTTTAATCAGTCCACTCAACATCTTAAATAGACCTTCTAACCAATTAGGTTTTTTTACTAAAGCAGCAGGACTAAATCCAGCAAAAGGTTTCCTCTTTTTTGTTTTTGTAAATGTTGCTTCAAAATCCTTTAAAGATTTCCTTGAAAGTACTAACTTTTCAAGTTGAATCTTTTTAAAATCTTTAACGATTACTGCAATAGAGTTTACAGTTGCACCCAAATTATTGATAGCGGCAGTATTCGAAATAATGGGTTTCAACTCCATTTTCGTTTTTGCACTAACATTAGGTACCTTTACTTGTACAAATTTATAGAAATTAATTTTTGAATTCTTTTTTATAGTTGCCATTAGGATCCCTTCGCTCTCTCAAGTAAAGAATTAGGTGCAGTTACTATTATTTGGGTACCACCCCCAGTATTTATTGCTACTGCTTGAGGAATAGTAACGATCTTTTCAATAATCGTGGGAATAGGAATAAACTCCATAGCTTGTTCCATAGCATATTCAGCAGAGATACCTCCCTCGGTTAGTGCTTGCTGATGTGCTGACTTTACTGCACCAAGCACTTTAGGATCGATACCCATCTCTGCTGCAATTTGTGTCATAGCAGTAATTTTATCACCACCACCAAATAAACCAGTAACTGCCTTAAGAAGTCCTCCCATACCTTGCTGTTCTGCAATATTACTAATCAAACCCATAGGATCTTGCCTAAATGAGTCTATCATTGCCATCCCCTTTGTAACCGCCGCACCCATTTCAGGATTGAAAGCACTTAAAGCACCACCATAGTTACCACTCATAATATCAGAAGCAATACCACCCCACTTAGGATTAAACGTATTTAAAGCACCCATATAGTCGCCACCCAGAACTTGCTGTCCAATTTGTCCCCATTTGGAACCCATGAAATTATTAAATCCACTGGTTAAGGTACTCCATGCATTAGCACCGCTATGATACATATTTGCCAAACCTTGACCAAAACCACTAAATCGTAAGTTCTGCAACCATTGAGGTTGACTGATAGCATTAACTGTATTGATATTAGCAAAGGCACCCAATCCACTTAGTCCAGCAGAAAGAGCACCCATAATATTACCCTGCGATAAAGAACTAATACCATTAATCACTGCCATTGGTATTTGCATACCAGGAATGAATGATAATGCAGTACTTATTATAGGATTACTAGTTACTTTATTAACAACATTAGTTACACCATTCCATATACCACTACCAATTTTCTTTATACTTCTGAAGAAACCACCAATGCCGTATTCTGGAAGTTCTCCACCCTGTTCAAAAGGCCACCAACCTTTCTTTTTCTTCTTTTCAGGTTTTTTCTTAGAGAAAAGACCAGACCACCAATTTGTCTTCTTCTTTTCAGGTTGTTTTTTCTCTTCCTTCTTACTACCAAATAGATTACTAAACCAATTACCCTTCTTTTCTTCCTTCTTCTTCTCTTTCTTCTCCTCCTTCTTACCAAATAGATTACTAAACCAATTACCTGACTTCTTCTTTTCTTCTTTCTTTATCTCTTTGTTTGCTTGCTCCTTGTCATTCTTAAATAAATTAGTAAACCAATTATCATTCTTCTTTTGCGGTGATTTAGAGGTTTCATATTTTGAAAATAAACCACTAATATCTCTATTTTCTGTAAGAGATCTAGCATAATCAAGTTGATGTTGCAACCTTTCTTGCTGCACATTGTCCAATTGATTTCGTGTCCCTAAATTTAACTTTCCCCACCAAGATTGTTCTGCTCTTAGTTTTTGACGTGCCTCTAATTCATTTTCATAGTATTTTACAGTTGCTTCACTACCAGTTTTTAAGAATCTTTCATCTACAGCATTTTCAAGTTTCTTATCAACATACCTTCCCATTGGATCAGTAATAACAGCGTCTACGATCTCAGTAATTGCCCAGTCAATACCAGCATAAGCAACACCACCTTTTATAAGGTTACCACCACCTCGTATAAGACCACCAGGTTTAAACTTTGTTATAAGATTCCTACCTTTAGTCCAGAAATTAGACTTAAGTCCACCTTGACCCTGTGTTACATTACTACCGCTGAATATTTTACTAAAGAAATTACTTGATTTACCACCCACCCCTTGTGTTATCTTAGTGGGATCAGCTTTGCTTTTGAATAAATTCTTAAACCAATTACCTTTTACACCACCAGTACCTGTAGTAACTTGAGGTTTGCCCTTGAATAGTTTAGTAAACCAATTACCTTTTGCGGCACCACCTGATCCAGTAGTTATGTCAGGTTTACCTCTGAATAGTTTAGTAAACCAATTACCTTTACTACCTTTACCACCAAAAGTTATATTAGGTTTTTGCCCAAGGAATTTTTTAGTCTTTCTTAAAAATTCTCTAATTCCTCTAAATGGTCCTGTTGATCTTCCTCCACTTGTAGTGATTTTAGGTCTTAATCTTCGACCAGGTTTGCTTCCTGGTCTTTGATTTGGGTTATAATTTCTATTTCTGTTTCTATTTCTGTTTCTATTTTTACCACCTTTACCTTTGCCTTTACCATCTCCACCAGTAAGTAAATCGACTAGTGCTAGAATATCAGTAATAATACTGAAAGGGTTCATCAGGTATTTCAACCCGATCAAACCCTTCATTATAGATCCAAGACCACCTAACCTTTGTATAAATGTCCCATTAGGATCCGTTAAAGAAGAAAATCCTTCTAGAATATTGTCAGTAAATCCTGCTGCCCAACCAAATAGTTTTTTAAAGACAAAATGCGTCTTCTCTAGAAAATCTGATAACTTCTCAATATTAGCAGGATCTCCTACCCATTCAAGTACTTCCTTTGTGATAGCAATTCTAGCTATAAAACCAAGAAATTTTCCAATCGGTGCTAAGAATTTTTCTATCCAACTAAGACCACCCTTAGCAATCTTTAAAGATGTTTTGCTTAATTTAGGTTTTTTATTTTTTGCTGCCTTCTTATTTTCTAGTGCTTCTTCTGTAGCCTGATCTAATTCTCTTCTATCTCTACGACGTTCTGCTTTTGCTCTTAACTTATCATTCTTAATTTGACGGATTGAAATCCTTTCTATATCACTAACAAGCGTTCCTATTGAGGAAATTGTACCTCCTAGTCTATTCAACGCTAAGGTTTGTTTTCTAGCAGCAGCAACTGTTGGAGATTTCAGATTTGAAACTCCAGGATTTACAAATTTGTATACTTGTAATTTAGCCACCAGATGCTTGTTGCTCCTTCATTCTACGTTCCTCTTCTTTGAGGAAATTGACTAACATATTCACATAAATCTCCTTTTCCCATGGCATCAGATTATCGATATGAGCGATATCCCATTTATGGTGATGCATTAAGGAAAAGTTTCCTTCATAATAAGACTGTAGATTGGTGTGAAGAAGAGCTATTCGAAAAAACTCGCTAGACCCTCCAGTACAACCTCACTCTCAACTCCAGTATTAGGATTAGTAATCTTAATAGTATGAGTTAATTTAGGCATTTTTTCAAAAAATTCCTGTATCATCATGAATTGCTTGCTATTCATTTGATCAAAAAATTCTATTAGTTCTTTTTTAGGAACAGTAGAACAATCATAAACTTGATTAGCATCACTAATTGATTCTACACAACTAGCTGCCATATCAAAAACTTGGTCAACCTCAGCACCCTCACCAAAGTTCATAGCAACGAATGTTTCAATAGTGGGGTATCCCATTGTAATAGCAACGTCATCAGAAATTTTAAGATCCTTTTTATGACCTCTAGTTTTCTTGACTTTAATTTCGTCTAAAGGAATAGAAACTGATACAGTAGTTTCATTATCATCAGGACAAGTTACATTGACATCTACACTTTCACCAACAGATTTTGTACGAATCTGCAAGAAAACGAATTCGATATCAAATGTAGCAAGTTTTTCTACATCTGTAATGTCTGTACAATCTTTGATGATATCTTTGATTGCAGAAACAATAACGTTTTGATCACCATCTTCAGTAGCTAAGAGAAGGACTTTCTCCTCCTTTACAAGAAATGGTCTAAAATTCACAGTTCTACCGTCTGAGGGTAGTTTCAATTTGTACTTAGGTACACTAATCTTAGGTAATGCCATAGATATTCACATCAGTACATTTATTTAGGCGATACCAGTGAGGGTCAATGCTGCGTTAACGATAGTACTCAAGACTGATGTATTATTGGAAGTTGTATTAGAAGTATAATCATCTAGTGTTCCTCCAACAGTCATATATTGAATTGTATTAGAGTCAAACTGATCAGCAGTATAGAAACGATATCTCTCATAATAAAAACCAACACTCAAAGTCATTGTCTGAGCATTAGAGTTATTCAACTGAACCGAACCGATATTATATGGATATAAATTTTGAAGTTCCCAAGCAGCAGTTAATTGGTACTTTCTTGCCAATAATATATCTGCGTTTCCACTTTCTCTTATAGCATTAATTAACTCAGGATCACTAACTGCTAAACCTCCACCACCTCTTTCCCACTTATAAATCATCATTTTCTTACAAACATAATCATCATAATATCTTGTATATTGCTCACTATCACTTGCCATCATAGTTGTCCATCTCTCAAAGAAGTTTCTTGAATATTGAGAACGTGGCATTCTAAAGTTTATACTAATCTGACTATATGCTGTATTTGTTGCATACTTAAATGGTGATCCAACATAAGGAGTTTGTGAAGTAGTAATCTGTTTACTTGGAAGATTTACAGTATCAGCATAGTAATCAAGTAACCAACTCAAATCATTAGATTCTTGATTAACATCGAATGCTCTTGCTGGTGGGTTTTCTTGTATTGGTCCCACAAAATAAAAAGAGGTTTGTGCAGCTGGGGTTTGCAGCATCTTCGGTGACGTAAATCTTACCGAAAATAAATTACTAAAACTAGGAGCATTATCTTTACCCTTTGTTTTAGCTATAAATTGTTTGAATGACGGGTATCTTGCGAAATCTGGTGTAGGGATTGCCATTAGATTTTAAGTTCCTTTTCTGTGACTACCATAAATTCCCAACCGTGATCTTTACAAAACTCAGTCGCTGCTTTAAACTTTGCTTGATTTACAGCATAAGTCATAACTTCACTTATATATTTTTTAGTGTTTCGCTTTTGAGTTTTAGGTTCCTTGGTTTGATATGCTGGTTTAACTTCTGCAATATATTTCTTATTTCCTACTTTAACGTAGAAATCTGGAAAATATCTATGTCGTTTACCATCAACAGGACTAATATAAGGTATAATAATCTCTTCACTTGCCCACTCTTCTACAGAAGCGTTGGATTCACACCATTGCATAAATTTATACTCCCATGAGGAGCGATATACCACGTTTCGTGGATCACCTTTGTATTTCCTGGGATTGGAAACACGATACTTACCTCGATATCTCATAAATACATACAGGTCACGTAGTATTTAGGTAGAAAATTGACAATATATCGCTACCCCTTAAATCCACCTGTAACGGGAAACACTTCTGTAGATAATCCTACACAGACAGTTGACTATGTAATGTTTCAGAGAAAAAGAATTCAGTATGATGATAGTAATGGTTCAAATTACTATGGTTTAAACATTCCTAGCAATAACGTTGCATTTAATAATAATCCTAATCGTTGCTATATCGCAATGCCTCAGAATCTCTCAACTCAATATCAACCAACATATCGTCAAGTTGATGTAGGAGTTGCTGGAGTAGCAGCGGCTACTGGATTGGGTGTTAGTGATTATGATCAAGCTGCTGCAGCATTAGCAACAGCTGCACAACAAGCATTACCAGAATTCGCAACTGGTACACTGTCATCAATTGCTCAAGGTGCTTCACAATTTTTAGGATTAGCAGGTAATTTTAGTGCAAATGATATATTGGCATTATCTAAAGGAAAGGTTTTCAACCCTTACACTGAGCAATTATATAGTAATATGCAGTTTAGAAATCACTTGTTCTCATTTAAGTTTTTTGCTCGTGATGATAGAGAATCTAGGGAAATTAATCGTATTATCAAATATCTGAAAAAAGGTGCTTTACCGATATATGGAGCAACAGGTGGAGGAACTGGTATTCTTAATGATGATGATGCTAGAGATCAGGATGATAATTCTATTAGTGCTCAAGGATTCATTGATAAATTAGATGAAAACCTGAATAGCGTAGGAGCTGCCCGATTCTTCGAAGTTCCAGACAAATTTGATATTAAATTTATTCGTTTAAATCCTAATGCAGATGGTCAAATTACAAGTCAAGATCTTCATTATAAAGTACATACATCTGTGTGTACTGGAATTGATGTAAATTACACTCCAGACGGTCAATATAATGCTGTCAAAGGTGGAATAACTAGTGTTGCATCAAATTCACCATTACAAGTTCCTGCAGTTACCGTGAATTGTAGATTTACAGAAACTCAACTTGTAACACAAGGACAAATCGATCAGGGGTACTAAAATGTCAGGATATTTTTCTTATTTTCCTAATGTATACGTTGGTGAGGGTGTCGCAGATGATGAGGCATTCAAATATCGGTTAGTTAAAAATATTTTTAGAAAAATTAGAGCAAGACCCGATTTAGATCAATATACAACTCTTTTTGAATCATATTCAATTAAACCTGGTGAAACTCCTGCTATAATAGCATCTAAATTTTTTGATGACCCTAAGTTAGATTGGGCAATTCTCTTAATTAATGACATCATTGACGTATATGAAGAGTGGCCAAAGGAGCAACAACAATTATTAGATTACGTAGATGAAGTCTATACCTCCGATAGAAGAGATGATATTCATCATTGGGAAACTAATGAAGTTATACTTGATAATGGTACAATAATTATCAAAGAAGGTATTGAAGTAACTGCAGACTGGAGAACTATACTACCTGATGGTACAATGAAAACTGCAGAGGAATCAATATATCAAGTAACTAATTATGAGCATGAATATTTTAAAAATGAAATAAAAAGACAAATTTTACTTCCAGTTTCTAATATGATGAATATCATGATTGAAGAGTTCGAAGACTTAGTTGCATATGAACCTCATAACGAACTTGATGAAGCAAATAACAAAAAAACAATATTAAATATTACCTCTAGATTTTTAAATAACACAGGATCTGTTAGTTTTGCTAGTGCAGTTCGTTCTACAGTTTCTGGAGATAAAGTTACCTTTGATGATGGACCTGGTAACGTTAATACTGCGAGTACTTTATCATTAAGTGCTGGAGTCAGTACAGCAGTAACTACAAGTACATCAAGCACAACAAGTAGTAGTAGTAGTTCTTCTTCAAGTTCTAGCAGTAGTTCTTCTTCTAGCAGTTCTTCTAGCAGCAGTAGTTCTGGATCTTCTGGATCTTCTGGTGGCGGTTACGGCGGCGGTTACTAAAAAACCCTACAGGCAAAAAAATACCCCGAATTTTTTTCGGGGTATATTGGTAATTAAAAGTCGAATTATATATCAACCTCCATCAATATCACAACCTATTACACTACCACTAACAATTCCAAGAGGGATTGCCCACCAACGTCCATCTCCTTGAGATATTGCTGCGGCAGCTCCACCACCTAAGATACCACCAAGGATTGCTCCTTCACTACACTCATTACCATCAGGTGATGGTTCTCTTTGAAAGATAGGTCTTGATGGTCTTGGATGATTGCATGGTACTTCAACAGTATCATGCCATGATTTAACATATCCTGGACGATTTGCTGTGCCAGGAATATACTCTTCTCTATACTCTTGCCTTGTGCATGTACTAGATGAAGAATATCCTGGTTGATAACTATTATTCGTTCTCCACCAAGGCACTACTGGTGCTGGTTCTCTTCTTACTCCTCTATATTCGTGAGGAGTAGAACTTGATGCTGTTGTAATTAATCTATCAACCCAATTTCTAGAGGGAGCATCATCATATGCTTGACGATTACTACGATCACCAATACTCTCTGCACCAACAGGGGCAATTAGGAATGGTAGTAACAACAGAGGTAATGCTTTCATTTTAATCCTTTTTTATATGTATATTATAGCATAAAAAAGGGGGGTATGTAACCCCCTTTGTGACAGTTTCCTATTTGGTTTCTAGTATTGCTTCTTTAATCACCGTCTTTAATTGTCTTAGTTTCTTTTTACCAAGACCAGCACGTGTATCTATCTGAACCTTCAACCAATATACGAATGCAAGTACCAGTATAAACTGGATACCTTCACCCCATGACAGGTTCCATGCTTCATTAAGATCTAATGATGCTGCTGCCATGTAATTTCCAAATTCAGTCATTGTTTAATCTTCACCTGCAAGTTTAGCAAAGTATGAGAGAGTGTCTTCAGAATCCTCAACAGGAGACGAAGCAACTGCACTCTCACGAAGACCATTAAGGTCGGTATCATTGAAACCACCAGAAGGTTTTGGTTCATACTCCTCACTATCCACACCAAGGTTAGGACGTACAGGTGCAGCACCTTTACCGAGAACTAAATTCAAACGTGCTTTAAGTGCATCATATGACTTGAAGTTCTTAGTGTCTTCAAACTCTGCAAGAGAGTAACCCTCTTTCCAGATAGACTCTAGTTTATCATCATCGAAGTTACCTAGAGTACTAGGTGCAGCGAATTCAGACTTATCATAGTTCCAGTAACCATCAACCTTGCGGATCTTCAATTTAAAGTCAGCACCCTTCCAGAAATTGAAAGGATCAACAGGAGACTCGTCTGCAAATGCAGGTTGCATTGCTTCTACAAGTTTATCAAAGATCTTCTTACCAAACTTATAAAGGAAGACACGACCCTCATTCTCAGGATGGGCAGGGTCTTGAACAACATAAATGTTGCTGTAGTAGGAGAGTTTGCGTTTTTGAGCACGGGCGACCTCCTTATCGCTATTACGTCCACTGTTCCAAAGTTCTCTGTTTAGTTCCCCAACAGGATCATCCTTACCAAGAGTGGTGAGAGAGTTCTCAATATACCACTGTCCACCAGGACCTTTGAAGGCATGACTCCAAACTTTTGCCCAAGGCATATCTTCTCCATCGGGAGCAGAAAGGAATCGGATGACTGCGTAACCGTTACCAGACTTATCTAGTTCAGGTTTCCAGAAACGCTCGTCGGCAGAAGAACCAGCAGCAGGCTGATTCAATTTATCAATCTCTCTGGATAGTTTTGCAAAAGTATCACCCTTAGATGATGCCTTTTTGAGAGAGGCAAATGACATTTCGTATTCTCCGTATTTTGTAGTGTGTTTTGTTTTGCTACTGTTTAATCGTAGCATACTATTTAGGTCTCGTCAACCCTCACGTCTTGCAGTTGCTTCGAGTGTTGAGATCATAGCATCCATGCATTCCAGAAGGTCTTTGTACCCAAAAGCATTGGACAATTCATTAATCCTTGTTTTCATGTCTGCTGCTTCCTTGTCCTCTGATGCAGCAAGGCATAGTCTACCATAAAAAGTCTTTTGTTTATCAATCAAGTTTTTACAATCTTCAATATGTTCTAATCTATCTTGCCTACTCATCATAGAAAGTTGTGCTGTCATCGCTGCAACTTCTTGATAGGTATTAAAGATGTCTTGTAGATTGTCTTGTACTTGTTCTGAACTGAAAAATTTACTCATTTTACAATGGTAATACTCCTTTGGATCTTTTTTTCATGTAATTTAAACGCTCTGCTTCATGTCGCAAGCGTTCTTTGAGTGGTTTAGACATTAGTTTAGGAACAGTTTCAATCTCAATTTCATTCTCTTGGCAATAAGTTACTACTGCTTCAATGTATGAGATGAGACCGTTGCTACGTTTCACTAAAACTTCAATTTCTTGAGAGAATTTAGTGGGTGTTAAAAACTTGTCCTCAAGTTCTTTTTCAGGCATTCGTTCTTCCCCTAACAAATTCTTCAATGTAGGATTTGAGTAATTGTAAATAGTCATCAAGATTGTACTTCTGAAATACTTGAACAGATCCCTCTTCAGTTGCGATAAGTGTGACAATTTTCTTCACCTCCAAACCTGAACGCTCAAGGAACATCGCTGCGTAAGCAGTTTCTTGAACAAAATAATGTTCAACCCAATCTTCCTTTTTTTCTTTTGTTGAAGTTTTAAAATCGATTACTGCCAACTCACCGTCAAACTCAGCAATGCAGTCTACACGACCAGCAAGACCAAGGTAATGAGAGTATAGAAAAGTCTCTAAACAATGAATGTTATTGATACGATTTAACGTAGACTTTGCTAACTGAAACATTCTAACAGATAATGGATTATTTTCCAAGTATTTGTTTGTATCCAATTCACCTTTGAAATAATCTTCAGTAATAGAATGAAATGCTGTGCCTCTTTGTGTTGCTCTAGCAGTAATTCGATTCGCTTCTGTTTCACCAATTTTAGTTCTCCATTTCTGGAAGAACTTAGCGTTCTTAAACGATGTGATAGAAGTTACACTCGGATAATATTTATCTGCACCAGGAATAGGATAGAATCTAGTTCCGTTACGGTCAATAGCATCAACCTCAACATGTTCTTTGAGATCGGTATCAATAAATTTAAACATTAAAAACCTAGATTATACTTGGTAAGAAGATAAGATTTGACCAGTCCAGACCTCACAATATCATCAATACTAAACTCAACGCAAGTAAACTCACGCATTTGTTGAAGTATATTAATGAAGTTTGAGATACCAGACTTCTCATACTCTCTAGTGAGATCAGTTTGAGTGATGTCACCACAGAACATAATCTTAGAATCTTGACCAACTCTTGTTATTATACTATCAAGTTCATGATAATTCAAGTTACTAAATTCATCTACTATAACAATAGCATTATCAAGAGTAACACCACGAATAAAACTTGTAGACCAGAAACTTATTGTTTCTTGAGCACGAAGATTTTCATAGAGCATCTGAAAAGAGTTGTCGTCAGGCATACTGAACATATATCTAACCATATTTTTATATGGAATCTGATATAGTGCAGACTTATCTTCATGGTCACCAGGTAGGAAACCAATCTCTCTAGTAGGAACTAGAGACCTGACAATGTATATCTTATCATAAGGTGTGCTTTCGTCAAGTACTTCTTTCAAAGCAAGATACAGTGTAATAAAAGTCTTACCTGTACCTGCAGCACCATGTAACAGAAGGTTCTGTCCTTCTGCATACTTCTCAAACACTATCTCTTGATTAGGAGTCAGTGGATTAACAGGAACCATGTAAGATGAATCAATAGGTTTCTTTCGTTTCATCATTTTCTTTGACATGGGTTGGAGTGGTGCAGTACCGTTACCGTTACCATTAATTTTTTTTCGTGCTCTTGCCATAATTTAAGTAAAACGACTCAAGTTTGATCGAGGGTGTGCTGCTTGGACTTTGGACATGACTTCTTTGAAACCATCATCAGCTTTAGGTTTGCCATACATATGACCACCTATACCTGCATTCCAATCTTTATCCCAGTCGGGATTGTCTTTACGCCACTGATCATAATCTTTCATTGACATAGAGAGTTCTTTTTTCTCTCCAGTGTTCTTATTTAGAACAGGGTAGGTGGGCATTCAAGTTTCCTCTTTTTGTTGTTGTTCTTCTTGCTTAATACGCCATCTATATTGTTTGGCATATTTAACTTCCTCCTCAGTATACCAGTCTGGGTGCTTTTTTGCAAGTTTTATAATTTTCTTCGCTGCTTTCTTATCATTCAAAATTAACTAAGCATTTGTACTAACCAACTATTTAGATCACTCAATCCTTAAACATGGTTGGATATCCTCCCAATTAGTATAGCGACAAGGACATTCATCATCTTCCTCAGGACACCACCCAAGTGCCTCAGCAATGATTGGGAACTGACAGGTGAAATGATCTTTAACAAGGAGTGCAATCTCTTGGTGCTCCTTCTGGGTGCCATTGGAAGAACGCAATTCGATGTAATGAATCCAGTTACGAAGGTTACCAGTCATATACATCTTTGTTGGTACTGCAAGAGGTAATACATTTCTTGCACATTCTTTTGCAATACCTGAAGTAAGCATTTCTTTATAGAGATTCATTCCATCTGTAAAATGCTTTTGCATTTTTAACTCGTAGTCTTGTCTGACAAATGGGTCTATATCATCAATACTATTCTGTCTATTCTTATCATCTTGACGACGTAGTTCTGGCAGAGGAATACTATCTCCAAGTAAAGAGGAGTCAGCATATCTCTGTGAAAATTCTTGAAATGTAAACGACCTATGCCTCAGCACTTGAGCAGCGATGGCACGAGTAGTATGAATCTCTAAAGTCATTGATGCTTGTTCAAAGACAGACCAATGACCGTGCTTGATACAATACTTCAACAGTCCTGAAACCTTTGGATTCTCTTGGTTATTAGGATTACTCACACGAGCAATGTATCCAATGGTCTTCTCTGCATCAGGAGTAACAGAGATTAAACATACTTTAGTCATGAATTCCTTAATAATATACGAAAAATTACATACAATCCCATTGCAGACCAGTATCCTAGGGTTGCTAATCCAAAGAGACCTGGTATACAAGCATTCCATACTAGCATAAGAACTAGAGGTGATAAAAATAAGTTACCAACTGCATTCACAGCTTGTCTACCAGTTTCTATATTCTTTTCTTGTTCTGCCTTCTTATCCAGTTCTTCCTGTTTTATTTCTTCGTCTTCCTTTTTTTGTTCCTCTAAGGCACGTTTATCAAAGTAAATTGTCACTTTTTCCTGCCTTTCTTTGGAGGTTTTGGTTGGTTTGGATCGTTCCATAATTTAGGATTAATTCTACCTTCTGATTGTTTAAATTTTACAAAGTTCTTTTTATAAAGATCATAATAATAATCAAAAAGATCTGCTTCTTTTCCTGAAAGTGCAATGTCAAAACATGATACACCATCTACCTTATACTCAACCAGATAGGCAGAATAAGGTAGAGATGTATCCTTTGCATCATCGACAGTACATTTCTCCTTTAAAACCTTTACTCCTTTCAACCTCTACCTCCCCACTCTATCTGAGGGAATGCTTCTGATACCACTGCTTTAGTGATACGCTTATACTTTTTGTTAAGTCCACCATCCTTAGCAAGAACTATAAGTTCTGCTTCATCCTGATGGAGTCCTTCTAAGAGTTGAACAAACATAGATTCTCGCTTCAGACCTTTGAGTTTAGGTTCTCCACCTTTAAAGAATCTATAAAGACCACGATACTCTTGCTCAAGGCGAGAGTGATCTGTTCCTATAGGTGCATCGTTAGGATTGTAAGGTACATCTCCTTCTGGCATCACCGATTCAATACTCTCATCAAAATTGATGATTAACATCTGTCTGAGAGCATTGCTATTATGTTTACGAAGAAGTTCTACCTTCTCCTTCTTTGTTTTTGCATTAGAGACCTTTCTCAAAATCTCACTGATTAGTAACCTAGGGTTACTGTTGTCCATATTACGTGGCATAATTTAATTCCTGTGATTAGTCTTCTTCTTCATCGGCATCCTCAAACTTCCAGTATGGATTTGTTGGTCTGATGTAGATAAGTTCATCATGTAACATGTTACCATCTTCATCAAACATTTCAGGATGTACAACTGATTTAGAGTATGCTGCATTTTCTATGTAGTCTTCTACATATCCTTTTGCCAACCAAGAAACAGTTACCCCAAGAATAAATGCTCCTATAACAAATAACACAATCAGTGCAATGATGATTGGTTCCATAGGGTTCCTCCGCAGCTATTTTTATTTAGTGTTTATATCAAGTTGTTTTCTCTCAAATATAAAACAGTTTCAGTACAACCACCAAGAACCTTATCATCTAAGATGACTTGAGGAAATGTACTACCAGCACCAAACTGTTCATAGAAACCTTGTCTATCGAAATGTGTATCTAAACGATATTCAGTAAACTTATATCCCTTACCAGCAATAACTGCTTTGACTTTTGAGCAATAGGGACAACCGTTACGAGTGTATAC